CGGCGAGTCAGCCGCGCACGAGATCGAGCGGGCCGCACAAGCCCTTCAAGACGGCGCCTTCGAGATTGCGGAGAACATGCGCGAGCTCGCCACAGCCATGCGCAAGCATTCACAGATTGCCGGCGAGCGCGTTGCCGAATTTGTGGGCCGCGCGACCGGGGCCATCGAGACCATCCGCGCGTTGCAGGAGCGACTCGACGCCGGCGAGCCGAAGAAGGGCAACGGCAGCGATGGCGCAGACAGCAGGTGAGGGAACCGCTTTAAAGCGGGTTTAAAGGCCCTTTAACTGGGAGATTCCGCGAGCGGCTCGATGAGATTTCGCCCTGGGAATATTTTAGGTGGAGGTTGACCGCATGAGGTCTGTACTGCCTGAGCGCCTCGAGCGCGGCCGGTTCACTGCTGGCCGACTGGCCAGCGATAGCTCCTACGGCCCGGAGGGCGCATTTCGCATCCAGGGACCATGCGGCGAGGAACTCACGATCATTGCCAGCAACGGCCAGTTAATCGCCGCCCACGGCTGGGAGCACGTCAGCGTCTCGCTGCGGCGGCGAAACCCAAATTGGCAGGAGATGTGTTTCGTCAAGGATTTGTTCTGGGACGACGCCGAAACCGTCATCCAATTCCACCCGGAAAAACTGGCCTACGTCAACAATCACCCGCACTGCCTGCACCTATGGCGCCACGCCAAAGATGGGCATCCGCTGCCGCCGACGCTGCTGGTTGGCATCAAGGAGCTTGGAGTGCTGACATGACCAAGATCGTCTGCCGCTTGTTCGAAGCGGTGAGCACTCGGGAATAATGGAAACCAGATTTTGAAAGCTAATCCCATGATCCTTATTGGCCTCTATATTCTCACAATCCCGGCCGCGAATTGGCTGATTGGCAACTTCGGCACCGTTTGCATACCGAACGGCCCGTGCCTGATCCCCGTTGCGCCGGGCATCATGGCACCCTCTGGCGTGCTCATGATCGGGGCAGCGCTCGTCTTGCGCGACATCGTTCAGCGCCAGTACGGCGTGCGCTGGTCGCTCGTCTGCATTGGGGCAGGCACGGCGTTGTCATTCCTGATCGCCGTCCCAGCCCTCGCGCTGGCCTCTGGTGCTGCCTTCCTCATGTCCGAGTTGGCGGATTTTGCGGTTTATACGCCGCTCGCAAAAAGTCGGTTCGCATTGGCCATCGTGCTGAGCTGCCTTGCCGGTGCGGTCGTGGATAGCGCGCTTTTCCTTTGGCTGGCGTTCGGCTCGTTTGACCACATAACGGGACAGGTCATCGGCAAGGTCCATGCCGCAATTGCCTTCGTCGGCTGGCGCGCGGCGTCGTTGCGGCGAATGTCAGAGGGAGCCCTATGACCATGCATTACCACGGCACGCCGATCACGCCGATGACCGCGCTCTACGAACTGGCGGGGCGGTGCTTCTGTGTGTCGTTTGCGCATCCGGCTGACGTGTCGCGCTGCCACATGATTGGGCAATCGGTGATGCTCGATAATGGGGCCTTCTCGAAATGGAAGAAGGGAACCCCGACGAATTGGCCGTCCTATTACGGATGGTCCGACGAATGGCTGAATTACCCGACGACCTGGGCCGTGATTCCGGATGAGATCGACGGCGGTGCCGATGTTCAAGACGGCCTGATCCTGCAGTGGCCGTTCGGGGAGCGCGGCGCCCCAGTCTGGCACATGGATGAACCGTTCGATCGCCTCGCTAAACTCTGCGACGGCTGGCCGAAAGTCTGCATCGGCTCGACCTCGAACTATGCCGATGTGATGTCGGATTCCTGGAAGCGCCGGATGGATGAGGCGTGGGATCGGCTGGCAAAGCAGCACCATCGCTTGCCGTGGGTCCACATGCTGCGCGGAATGGCCTGCTCGGGCGAGCGGTGGCCGTTTGCCTCTGTCGATAGCACGGACATCGCCCGCAACCACAATCGAGATCAGAACACGGCACGCAAGATGGCGGATAGATGGGACATGGTGCAGTGCGGATCGAGTTGGGCCGTCTCGGCAAAGCAAGTGGAGTTGGCGCTGTAAACCGAGGCGCACTCGAGAGTTCTGCGCACCAGAGATGAAGAGATGACAATACCTTTCACGCAGTACCTACGCCCCAATGGGCGGCGACGGGATGTGGAAATTGATCGCCCGTCCGACATCCAAGCCTTGGCGCGTCGATTCATCGAAAGCGGCGGCCGTTATGAATGCGAGCACCTAACTACCGGGGAGGCGAGCCTGACGGCGGTCAAAGAGATCGATGGCGAGGAGCAAGATATCGCCATTGAGATTGTTCCAAACGGCCCGGAAGTTCCGGCCGCTGTTGACCGCTTGGTGCGGGCATCCGCCGCCCGGTTTGCAGATGACAGAACTGGAAACCCGCCCATGACGGGCGCAAGCGCGCAAACTTAGTTTCCCTTTCGTATTGAAACGACATTATCGGCGGACGCCTCGTCCGCGCTGCCGGCGAGCTGTATGACATGCGCGGCCCACCGCTCGAGCGCGGCGCGACGCTGGTCGAGATAAATGGCCTTGTTGTAAACGCCACCGACGCCTCTCTTGTGGCCGCCGACGTGGCCGAGGATCGTCTCCACGATATGGGGCGGCACGTCGAAGCGCTCGTGCAAGGCGGTCGATATCGAGCGCCGGAAGTCATGCAGGCGCCAGGGCGCGACGGCGGGGCCGAGCTTGGCGTCGAGCTGTTTTTTGGGCGCGGTGAATTGGGAGAACGGGCCGTCGCCGTAGCCGAACACCAGATCCCGTTCGGGCCGGTGCTGCAGCCGAGCGGCGAGGATGGCGCGCGCGGGCGCAGAAAGCGGGATGACATGCTCGCGGCTGTTCTTGACGCGGGCGCCCGGCAAGGTGATCAACGCCGCCCCAATATCGACCTCGCCGCGCCGCAGGCTAGCGATCTCGTCGCGCCGGGCACCGGTGAGGATGAGAAGCCGGACAATGGCCGCATAGTCGTCGTCCACGGCATCGCCGAGCGCGCGCCAGATAGCGCCGAGCTCGGGATCGGTGACGACGTGGTCGCGGACGAAGGGTTCGCACGGCAGGTTCGTGAATGCGACCGGGTTGCTCTCGATCAGCCCTTCGCGGCAGGCCCACATAAAGAACGCGGACCAGGAAGCGCGCGACCTGGTGGCCGTCGCCGCGCCGCTGGACGCGCTGACCTCGGTGAGGCGCCGGGCGATCATGGCGCGGGTCACGGCCGTAATCGCCTCGCGGTGCAGCGGGAGCAAATGCTTGTTGAGGTGCCGGATTACCTCGCGCAGTGTCGCCGGCTTCAACCGCGGGCGCTTCCAGTCGAAGTATCGCGGCAGCAGGGCGCCGATCGTGGTGGCCGCCTCGACCCGAGCGCGAGATCGGTCGGCCGCCGGGTCGCCGCCAAGCTGGCGGACCGCCAGCAAGTCCTTGGCCTTGGCGCGCGCCGCGGCTGCGGGAACGATCGCCGGCGAGCCGAACGATATCTTCCGGGCCCGGCCGTCGACCTCGTACATGACGGTCCAGGTCCGGGCGCCGCCGGCGCGGACGCGGAGCCCGAAGCCGGGGATGTCCTCATCCCAGAATGTCGTGTCGATCTTGCCGGCCGGGCAGGCCAGGGTGCGGATCGTCTTGTCGGAGAGCTTCATTCGTAAGAGCCATTGTGCGTTTCTGGGTAGGGCCTGGGTAGGGCCTGGGTAGGGTTTTGGTCTGATATTGGTTTCAACCCATTTCCATTGGTTTCCACGCTAGTGTGCGGTTAGTCATTGATACATCGCGCTTTTCTGCATCAGGTTTCCAACCTTAGCGCCACCTCGCCATGCATTGCAAGCGTAAAAATCACACAATACAGGTGCAGAGTCGCGGCTGATGCGCTGTTAATACATTCAATCTATCAATGGTTTAGCCTGTGACTCCCTACCCAGGAAAGGCGGCTGGGTAGGGCCTGGGTAGGGTTTTTGCGCAGATGGGCGCGATAGGGGCGCCGGGTTAGGGTCGGCTGAAGTCCTCGCCAGACCAACTACCCACACTTCTCCCACACTTGACTCGCCCAGCGCCCAGCGGCGGCCGCCCATGCGCATCCCGGACGCGGCCGCTACCCATGCCGCCCGGCCGGCGTGGGCGCACCACGGTTCATCCTGAAGGCTCGGGCTCAGCCCTGGTCGTCGGGTGGTCGCGCTGTTGCATTGGTGGTTTCCCCCCGCGACTTCGGCCGGATGCGCGGTATGGGCGCGGCCCGCACGCGCGGTGGGCCAGCCTCTGCCGGGTCCATGCGCATGTCCTTCATTTTGCACCGCAGCGCGCGCGCCATGTGCTCGAGCACCTTGACGGTGATCCGCCGATGCCCGTTCTCAAAATGATAAATGGCGTGCTTCGAGACCCCGATCGCCTGGCCGAGCGCGGCCTGCGTCATCAACCGGTGCTTGCGGATCTGCGCGATCCGCTTGCCAATGACCGCATCTCTCTCGCTGATTACCTGGCCCATCACCGTCGCTCCTCTTGAGTTAAGTTGCGTGTGATTGATCCCCGGTATTTTTCTCCAGCCGTCGTTACCGCCCCGATCCAATATGAAGCCAGGATGACACGCATTGCCACCAAAACGTGTAGCTATATGACTCCCATTTCCTCTTATAGCCGCCGCCGCTAGCGGCTCGGCCGGCGCCCGCCATCCATGGGTTGTGTCAATTATGATTCCTTTGCGCGATTTTCACGTTAATTTGACCCATAATTTCTTAGGGGCGTATACCCAAATGTTTCAACGGTACGGTGGGGTTGCAATGCCCCATAGACCAAAGCGCGCGCGCCCTCCGTCGATGACGCTGACCGAGCGCCAACGGCACGTCTTGCGCCTCATCGCGGACGGCAAAACGGCAAAGACCATCGCCCGCGAGCTCGGCGTGTCAACGACCACGGTCCTCGATCATATCGAGCGCATCAAGACCCATCTCGGTGCCGCCAACCGCGCCAACGCCGTCGCCATCGCCATACGGAAAGGGCTGCTGAACAACTGCCCGCCGAAGAAATAAAAAAAGCCCCGCTTGCGGCGGGGCCAAGTCATGGGGGGTAACGCCTTCACCTTACCGCCTAGTCATCGGGACTGTCGACCTCCTGCGGCATCGGTTCCGGTATCGGCCGAATGACCTTGTCCGGCTTACCGTCGTAGTCCTCATCGGTGATGTTCTGAAACACCAAGGCTTCGCTGGCCCGCCGCCGCACCAAGCCAGCCAAGACCTTGCCGTTGGCTTTATTCCAACGCTTAAACTCATCTGCAGCGCCTTCGAAATCCCCGGCATTGATCTTCTTCAGCAGCGTGGACTTCTGCAGATTGCCTTCGCCGCAGTTGTAGGTGAATGACACGAGCGCATCAAACTGCCACGGCTCCAGCTCGACCTTGACTAGCCTGCGAACCGCGTCCTCGAACCCATCCATGTCATCGAGGAAAGCGTCGTCGCACATCGCCTGCGTCCATCGCGAAGATTCGTCAAATTTCTCGCCGTGGTGATTGGTGTGGCCCCAGCCAATCGTCAGCACGTTGGCCGGACACCGGTAAGGACGAAACCGGTCGCCATCCTCCTTCAAACAGCTCTCGAAATGCTTGATGAGGTTCGCGCCGGCCTGGGTCAATGTGAGATTTTCATTCATGGGTTTATGTTTAGCCTCTTAGTCATCACGTCAACGATCCGTTCCAATCGCTGTTTATTGGCCTGCGTTTCTTTCTCGGTCACCGTCAAGCGATTGTTGATCTCAGCGAGATGCGGCGAGCCGCGCACTTCGAGCGTGGTCACGCGCGCCTCTAGCTCGACCATGTAGGCTGTAATGCTCAAGACCGCAGCTCCGATGGCAACGCCCTGCGCCACCAGGAAGTAGACCAGCGCCTGGTTATCTGCGAACCACGACCTGACCGAGGTCATCATGGGTACATCGCCTCGAGCGTATGCACGACCCAGATCCCGGCCACGAGGATCAGCGCGAAGCCGATGGCGATGATCCAGCCGCGCATCAGTATCTCCCGTAGACGGGATGCGGCAGCCCCGGACCCATACCCAATACACCAGCAAGCCAGACCACGATCGCGATGAGGCACAGCAGACCGACGATGACGCGGCCCCACTTCTCGATATTTGCGTCAATCGACCAGCCCATGAAGCTGACGATCAACCACCGAATCGCGAACGCCACGAAGATGACGATGGCTATATATAACAGCAGATACAGGAACGAAATGAGTATCGACATTGTTCGGCTCCTGATCCTTACAGGCTCGTTGAGTAGTTGATATTCAGCGTATCCCCGTTCACCACCGCCTTGTCGCCGGTCGAGAATGTGCCGGCCGACCACAGCGTGCCGTTGGCGTCGTCCTTGGTGGCGACCGCGCCGGTGCCGAAGCACAGGAACGCCCCCTTGACGGTCCCGGTGCTGGTGATGGCGAACGACAGCGCCGCCGACAGCGCCTTCGATCCCGCCGTCGCTGCGGACCAAACTGCGGTCTTGCGGTTGCCGGAATAGGCTGGTGCATTGGTGCCGCCGGCCTCGAGCCATCCCGAATGCGAAGCCATCGTGTCGGTTGCGGCGACCGCGGTATAGGAGGTCGACGAGATCAGGCCCATGAATGGCCCGGTCACCGTGTACGCTGTCCCGGCGAGGAACGAATCCAGCGCCAGGTTCTTGCCAACGGTGGCCACCACGTTGTCGATCACTTCGCGCCATTTAAGCTTGCCGGCGGCCCCGCGGCATTCGATCTCATAGCGGCCGTGCGCGTCGGCGTGCTCGCCGAGGCCGCTGCCGCGGATGACAGACGCGTCACTGGATTCGCGCGCCTCGGCGCGTTCCTCGGTCATAGGCTTTTCTCCGTTATGTCAAGATGATCTTCGGGTCTATGTAATAGGTCGTCGACGGCTTCGCGGCGCGCACCCGCGCGTGCAGGTAGCCGGCCATGCCGGGCTGCGGTGAGGACAGCGTGGCGGTGAGCTTGAAGGGGGACCAACCTGCGCCCGAGCCGCCGCCGTTCCAGGTCGAGCCATCCGACGCGATCGCAGCGTTCGCCGTCAGCAGATTGGCCTTGGTCGTGGTGACGATCGTCCCCAGCGGACTTCCAGACGACCCCAAATACTCGACCTCCAGCCAGATGTCGTCGTTGTTGGGCAGTGCCCCCGCGTTGACCGTCCCGCACACCGTCACCGTGACGTTCGCACCCGTGGTTGGATTCCAGATCGCGTAGGGCTCGGCCTTGAACGGCCGCAGCCACTGCGAGTTGGCGGTGGTGACGATCTTGCGCGATTGCGCTTGCCCTGTCGGATCGCTTGCGCCGCCGACGCGCGTGATCGCGGTCTCGGTCGTCTCGGCGCCCTCATATTGATAGCGGGCGGACTTGTAACCGGTTGCTCCGCTGTCGGAACGGACCATCTGAATGACCTGCGCCAGGGCCGCGGGAGCGGGCGCCGACATCGAAGCGTTCAGCTTGCAATCCTTGACTACGAAATTGCTCTGCTCAGAGGACTGCGCATTGCCGACAAGACCACCAGTGAGCTGGCTCAGATCGAGCGCCTCCAATGTCATAATTCCAAAACGACTAGTGCTGGACCAATTGAAAAGATTTGTCGGCACCGACGATCCGCTCGCCAATATTTGCCCACTATTCTGCCAAGTAAAATTGACGACTCCAACGTCGATGAATTGCTGGACGGCTCCAAAGCTCACCGTGCAATTGTTCCATGTCATGGCACCGGCAGCATTGGCGACATTCAATTGAACCGCTTGTGCGCTTGCAAGAGTGGTCGCAATCTTAAAGCCGCAATTATCAAAATAATAAAACGCACCGGCTGGCGTCAAAAGAATCTGCGCAGCACCGGATGAGCCCACCCCCGCCTGAAACGTAATGCCGTAAATATAAATGCCACCTGTGTTCGGATTAAAAGTTAGGTTAAGTGCCGCGGTAGTCGAGATTGTCGCACCGGTCGCGACAGACGTAGGCGGGTAGCTGCCGGAATGGTTATGGCAGATTATCCGGCTCATGGTCGCAGTAGTAAGCGCAGGCGTGATCGTGATTGCCGTTGCCTGCGACTCGGCGTGGTTGTCGCCAATGTAGATCGTGTTACCAGCAACCCACCAAGTCGCGGTGCAAGCGTTCTGCACCCGCGCGTGCGGGGCTTGTCCGCCGGTGAAGTTGCCCACCACGCCCAAGCATGTCCACGTTACAGTGCTGTCAGCCTGTGTCGTACCCGCAGTGTTGTTCGCCCAAGCCGGCTCGGATGCGCCTACGCTTCCCGCCGTGCTGCATATCCAGTAGCTCGCGCCGTTGTTGCGCTGGATGATTGCGCCGAGCGTGACGGCTGTGTTAATCGCCCTTGCTTGCGACCATGTCGGTGTGTTGGTCAGATCGCCGTTGACCGCAGACGCGCCCGTGCATTCCTGCCAAGTGACCGTGTTGTCCGTCGTCTTCGCCCCACGGGTTAAAACCCAGGTCGGCTCGGTCGTAGCATTGGTGGTGCCAGCGACGATACAAACAAACACGCGCTCGCTGCCGACTGCAGGAGCCGTATTCTGCCGACGAAGGGCGCCGGCCGCGATCGTCGCGCCTGTCGCCCATTTCGTGACCGCATAGTACCCAGTGGTCGATTGATCACCGGCGTTGCAGTACCAGGCGAGATCGTAATAGGCCATCTATCAACCTTCGATAAAGATCACGGTCGGCTGCGGGGTCGCAGGCATGATCGGCCCATCGAGCGCGAGCGCACCTTCAAAGCGCACGCCAGCAATTACAGAAGCATCGGGTGCATCGGCCGCGGTCGCCGCCTCCACCACCGCCGCGCTTATGCCCATGAGCGCGGCATCTTGCACGGAATTAGCGACAATCGTTTCCGCCACCGCGGCGATCATTTGTCGGCCAGCTAAAGCCGAGTCAATCGCGCTCGCCGCCTCGACGATCCCAACCGCGTAGAGCAGCCCCGTATTGACTGTGGCGGCAGCGCTCGCCGCCTCGACCATGATCTGGCCGAGAAATGCATCGACGTGCTCGCCCACCGAGGCCGGGTCGTCGACCAGTGTGGCGAAAACGACGTTCCCGGTGCCCGGTGCGTCCAGCGCCGCGGCGGCCTCGGCGACATCGGCCAGGATTGCGGCCCGCCGTCGCAACTGGCTGACGTTACAGACGAGCATTCTAATTCACATCGGCGGAAATCAGGGGTGGCGGGTCGCCAAACGGGATGCCGTTGCCCCCGTCGGGGTCGGAAGAGTCCGTTACGGGTACATTCCATTCAGACGGATTTGCGAACTCGGAATAAACATCGCCTGTTCCGTCCACATCTAACCGATATGCAAGCAAGTAATAACCGGAATAGGTTACCGCGATATCGCCAAGGTATCCGGCGTGCGAAGAAACAAGCGGATAACATTGCACCATGCCATTAGGAGGAGGTGGTGGAGGCTCGGCGGCTCTATGCTCGCCAAATCGCATCTTCCATGTCATGGTGACTTCCGTAGCCATGACGCCGGTTTCGATACCCCAAAGCAATCCCGGTGGTGCTATCTCGGAGGTCAAATCAGCGTTCAATGCATTCACGATAAAAAGTGGCGCTATTAGTTTTGTGCCGGCGGTGGCGCGAGCCAAGCCGCCAGCCGGATCTGTATCCAAAGCAGCAAACACGAACACACCCAACTGCGCACCATTGAAATCCAGGCCTTCCGGCGGTGCTGGCGCTATCGACTCCAGAAATTCACCGACATTCGCCGATACCGAGTAGGCGGAATTCTTCAACGGCGCTGGGTCCGTGCTGTATGTAGGGGTCGTCCAACTACTTAAAAACGTCGCTTTGGCATCCGAACCCGGCAATTTCAGATCAAAATCCAATTGAGGATCAAAAGGCGAAATCTCCATGAATACGACAATCACGTCGCCGGCGCCCCATTGCACATTGAAGATATTTGTCAGCACATCCTGGGAGTAGGGCATTAGATGTCCGTGCGCAGGAATGGCAGCGTCACAGACAGGCCGCTAGCTCCCGCGTTGTTGGAAGCCGTCACCCGCAGCGCATAACTGTCGCCTTCGGCAAGGTCCACGGTAGCCGGGATATTGAAGGTTCCGCCTTGACCGCCGCCGGCATCGAGCGTGCCGCCAGCCGCAAACGTGATGGTGCCGATCTCGGCCCGGTTCTTCTGGATCGAGATAATGATGTCGGTGCCGGCGCCGATGCCGACATCCAGATAGGCGTAGGCATGTGCATCACCGCTCACCAGCTGCATGGTCCGGCCGGCAACGGCCTGGAACAGCGCCTCGCCCGCGGTGCGCTGAACGCTTCCAGGCACGAAGATCGCCGCGTCGTAATTCACATCGTAGAGCGGCATCCAGAACGAATAGAGCGGATGCCCGCTGCCGTCGGTCGCATTTGGATCGAAAGCCGCCGGCAATGGCGGCGTCGTGTGATTGATGAGCACCTGGTACATGCCGAGGGCACGAACCGAGACCATGTGGCTAACCGTATAAGGCGTGCCGTTGGTCCACTGCCCCATATATGTGACGACGGCGACCGGTAGCGGAATGACTTGCGACGTTCCATCGGTGAAGTGGAACGTCATGCTGTTGGGTGTATAGGTGACGGAATCGATGCGCTTGCCTTCGGCGAGCGCCGAATTCAAGCCGACGATGCGCTGGTCGACATCGTAAAAGTTGCCGTCGACCTGGGCCGCGCTGTTCGGCGTGCCGGTGCCGGCACCCCAGGCGCCGCTGGTTACGAAGACGATCGTCATCGGGTCAGGTTTGTTGCCGTCGTCTCGACATTGTCGGCACCCGGCGGTTGATGGTAAATCACCTTTATCGCGCCTTGGTCGTCTCCACCATCAAACCTGACTTTGGTCAAGCGTTCGAGCTCGACGAAGTTGTCCCTATTGATGGTGCCATCGTCTTTCTTCTGATAGACCTTTTGTTTGTCGTACTGCCGTCTGGTTTCCTGCTGCGCGCCTCTGTGTGAAACGCTGACACTCCAACTGCGCGGAAGATCGAGTAGCTTGCCACCCAATCCATTGAGAACAGCGATGCCCGAATCGGGATTAGCCTCCGGCACCAGCGCTCTCGCAGCGGATGGCCGAATGTTGGGAAACACGACTGGCCGGACGATAACCTCGAAGCCATTCATTATATCACCTCCAGGTTATAGCCGGTCGGAATATACAGATCGGTGACTTGCACTTGGTAGTTGCTTGAAAACTGCCGCGACATGCTTTTGAGCTTGAAGGTCGCGCGGGTTTCGCAATCTTTCATTGCGTTATTGACGGCCGTGGACCGCGCGACAGGAATCGTCTTCATCTGTTCAAGGTCTGCGCCGCTGATCGGTACCGAGCCAAATTCTCCGGCGCGAAGCAAAATAGGCGCCTGCACCGAGGCCGGATTGTCGACGATGAGCCCGTTCTGGATTACATCCTGCGCCCTGAGAGTGGAGAGGAACTCGATTCCGTCGTCGTTCGGATTTGCATTCGGCGGCTGATAGCCAACCGAGGAATCGAAAAGGACCGTTCGGCCGACGAACTGCTGATACTCGGTACCGGTATAGTCGACGCTGCAATAAGTCGGCGTGCCGCCGAACGCGATGGCCGAGCCGCCATGACCGATCGCGCAGCCGATGCGAACCTCGCATTTGATCCGACCGTCCGAACCGTCCAATGCCAGCGAATATCCGATGATCTTGCCGAGCGCCTCGCCGACACGCGATTCGACCAGAAAGGCGTTCTTGCGCAGCGTGATTTCCGGCATGCGCGACAGTCTAGGGACAAAAGCGATTTCCACGACCCGCGCTCGTTGCAACAGATGCGCCCGGGCCAACGCGATAAGATGCTCGACGCTTTGATTGCCGCGCGCGGTCGCGATATAAGACCGGCGCCGTGGATCGCCGATCGGCACACCGGTATCAGTCATTTCGCTCAGGTTTACCGATTTGATGTCATTGATCAGCAGCGCCTCGCCATCATCTGGATCGGTCAAGACGTGCTGCACATCGGCATAGAGCGAGAGCGACACGATCTCGGTGCATTGCCGGTTCGCCGTGTATGCTGCCGAGAGCGTGACTGTGGTGTAGTTCAACGGCAAAAAGGCAGCTGTGGCCGAATAGCTGCGGCTGTTCGAGTTTTTCTGGACGTTGATAGTATCGTTGGTCACCAGTTCGGGAAAACCCAACCCGATCGGCGCATCCACATAGCTTGTCGTTTCGCTAAACACAGTGGTATGGCTCGAAGGGCCGAACCAGGAAGTATCGGG